AGAAGGCCAACGCCACGATTGAGGGCAAGCAGTTTGAGGATGGTGAAGACGGTTTGCGCCGCGTGTATCACATCTACACATGGCTTGACATTGAAGATGACAACCGCGCTGACGGTGAAACCGCGCCCTACATTCTGATGATTGACGAACTTGACCGCAAGGTCTTAGGTTTGTACCGCAACTGGGAGGAGGGGGACAAAACCTTTACCAAGCTGGACTGGATGGTCGAATCCAAATTTATCCCTTGGAGGGGCGCGTATGCCATTGGGCTACCTCACCTCATCGGAGGTCTCTCAGCCGCCGCCACGGGGTCATTACGGGCCTTGTTGGACACTGCGCACGTTAACAACTCCCTAACCATGCTCAAGCTGAAAGGCGCAAAGGTATCAGGTCAGTCAGACCAGATTGAAATCACGCAAGTGACCGAGATTGAGGGCGGCATTGGTGTGGACGACATCCGCAAGATTGCGATGCCTATGCCATTCAACCCACCCTCCCCTGTGCTGTACCAATTGCTAGGTTGGCTGACGACCGAAGCCAAAGGCGTGGTCACTACCGCTGAAGAAAAGATTGCAGACGCTAAGAGCAATATGCCTGTAGGTACAACTCAGGCGTTGATTGAGCAGGGCGCGGTAGTGTTCTCCTCCATCCACGCACGCTTGCACGACGCCCAGCGCCGTGTCTTGCACATTCTTGGACGTATCAATCGCTGGCACTTAGACGAGCAACGTAAGGGTGACATTGTTGCTGAGTTGCCCATCAAGCGCGAAGATTTCCGACGCAACAGCGACGTGGTTCCTGTGTCTGACCCACACATCTTTAGCGAAACTCAGCGTGTTGCCCAGATGCAGTCGGTCATGCAGTTGTCTGCGCAGTTTCCTGCCATCTTTGACCAGCGTGCTGTGGTTAGCAGGATGCTCAAACAACTCAAGATTCCAAACGTCAACGAGTTGATGCCAAACACTGGCAAGCCAGCAGAGTTGAACGCGGCGGACGAGAACAGCGCAATGGCACTAGGACGCCCAGCATTCGCTTATCCACGTCAAGACCACCTTGCGCACATTCAGACGCATTTGACCTTTGCGCTCGACCCTGCGTTGGGTTCAAACCGCCTCATCGCGCCCAAGCTAATCCCGCAGACACTAGAACACATCAAGCAACACATGATGCTCTGGTACACCCAGCAGGTGCAGGGTTACGTTCTGGCGGCTGGCGACGTCAAACTAGGCAAGTACGAAGAGAGCAAGATTGCCAAAGAAATTGACCGCGCTATTGCGGTGGCGTCTGACCACGTCAGCTTGGACTCCGCGCAGGTGTTCCAAGGCGTGTTGCCAGCGCTTGAGCAGTTAGGTCAACTCATGCAACAGTTCAAGCCACCAGCACCTCCAATGGAAGGCGAGGCTCAGGCTGTGTTGCAGGCGTCTATGGCAGAGACACAGCGCCGTACAGCCGCAGACCAAGCAAAACTGGCGCTCGACACCCAAAAGTTTCAAGCAGACCAAGCCAACAAGGCTATGGACAGGGACGCCGATGTGGCAATGAACGCCGAAAACAACTTGACGCAAGAGCGTATCAAGACCGCAGAGTTGACCGTGGACGAGGTCAAACTGCGCAAGGAGCAGGAAGAAACTGCAATCAAACTTAACCAATCCACGCAACGCAACTTAGGAGAATGAAATGGCTACAAACGACAAAGAGCAACAGTCTGAGCAAGTCCGTCAACACACCCGCATGGGTGCTGGCGCTTGGGTCACAGGCGAAACACTAAAAGAGCAATCAAAAGCGACCATGCCAGAGGCTAACAGCGACCACGGGAATTTCTCCCAACCCAAGGGCGTGGACAAATCCAACGCATGAAGTTAATTTCCGACTTTATTGGCGCTGTAAAAGCGCGTCAGGCAGAGATTGAGAAGGGGTTGGCGCATGGAAATGCGTCTGACTTCAATGCATACCAACGCCTAGTCGGAGAGAACCTCGGACTTGAACAGTCCCTTGAAATCCTTAACTATCTTTTGAAAGAAGACGAAGATGACAGATAGCACGGTAGCGGGTAATGCCGCTGATTTAGAGGAAGCCTTTCCTCTTGTAGACCCCGGTGCGATTCCCCTTGGTGCGCGTGTATTGGTTCAATTGCGCAAAGCCAAAAAACGGATGACTCAATCTGGGATTATTTTGCCTGAAGAGACTCGCGACACTGAACGGGCGCAAAACCCCGTTGCCAAAGTGATTGCGCTTGGCCCATTGGCGTTTAAAAAGCGCGACACGATGGAGCCTTGGGTCGAGGGTATTTGGTGCGAACTAGGAGATTTTCTACGAGTACCAAAATGGACTGGCGACCGTTGGCAAGTTCCGCATGGAGAAGACGAAAACGTCGAATTCATGGTGTTGAACGACCACGAGGTGATTGCCAAAATCACAGGTAATCCACTTGACGTGAGGGCATTCATATGAGTACCGAAAATCAAGCAGTAGAACAAGAAGTAATCGTCATTCAGGAAGAAAAAGACGGCTCTGCAACCATTGAGTTGCCTGATAGCATCCCCTCCCCTGAAGCGCAAGCCGACGACGACTCCGATGAAGCTGATGACCGCGCCCGACAGCGTGAAATGGTCGCTGGCGGGGCTGTAGACGCTGACGCAGAGGCTCTCCGTGAGCAAAAACGTCAGAAGCGACGCTCCCGCAAGGAGTACCACAGGCAGGTTTCAACCGAAAAAGACGTCAAACTGACCCTTTTAGAGCGTCAGAACCAGCAATTGCTTGAACGTCTCTCTGTTTTGGAGCGCAAATCGCACGGAAGTGACCTTGCACGCCTTGACAAAGCGATTGAAGACCAAGACAACCGCATTTTGTTTGCAAAACAGAAGATTTCAGAGGCAACACGCACTGGCAACGGTGAATTGCTGACTTCTGCGCAGGAAATGTGGTTTGAGGCACGTCGTCAAGCTGAGGCTTTGGCAAATCTGAAGAAACGCGCTGTTGCACCGCAAAATCCGCGCACAATTCAGGCTCCAGACCCACAACTCCAACGCCACGCCAACAATTGGATGGCAAACAACCCTTGGTATGACCCTAACGGTAAAGACCCTGACTCACGTCGCGCCCTCAACGAAGATGCCATCCTTGCAGAAGAGGGTTACGACCCAAAAACTGCTGAATATTGGGAAGAACTTGACAAGCGCTTGCAAAGAGTAGTACCTCACCGTTATACTGAAGATGCAAACGAGAGACCGCGCTCTAGACCACGAAGTGCAGTGACGAGTTCAGGCCGCGAATTTGCATCGAATAATGGCAGAGGTAACTCGTTTACCTTGTCTCCTGACCAAGTCAGGGCTATGAAAGATGCAGGTATGTGGGATGACGCTGAGAAACGAGCGAAGATGATTCGACGCTACGCCTTAGAAGCACGCAACAATAACGGTTAAGGAGTAATAAAATGGATTCTCGTTTAAAGAAAAATTTGAATGCTGGAGACCGCGAAAATCGCGGCAGTCGCGACACGATTCGCGAGGCTCCAGAGGACAAAATGGCATCGTCTGACGAACGTACACAAATGTGGAAAGACGAGTGGACTCAAAGTGCATTGCCCGCTGTTCCTGATATGCAGGGATGGCACGTTTGCTGGTTATCGACAACTAACAGTTACGACAGCATAGATAAACGGATTCGATTGGGGTACGTTCCCGTGAAAGCGGATGAGTTACCAGCCATGCGAAATAACCGTGTAAAAGCTGGAGAGCATGAAGGTTATATCTCGTGTAATGAGATGTTGCTTTACAAGATTCCTATGGACTTGTACCAAAAAGTGATGGCTCATTTTCACCACGAAGCACCGCTTGAAGAGGCGAATAAAATCAAACTTCAAGCAGAGCAAAACGTGGGACGCGATAGTCGAGGCAGAAGCCTCGGTCAGATTGAAGGCGATGGGCTTATTGACATTGATAAACCGATTCCTGCTCCGCATTTTGCTGGGTAGGGCTTTTAACTGAATAAAGGAGTAAGACTATGTCTTCAACATCTGCTCCGTTTGGTATGCGTCCCTCTTTCCATCCTTCTGGCTTGGACAGAGCGGTTGCTTTGCCTAACGGTATCGCTTCGGCCTACAACACTGGCATTTTGAAAGGCCAACCTGTAGCGCTGAACACAAGCGGTAACATCATCGCCGCTACGGCAGGCTCTGCCTACCAAGGCGCTTTTGCTGGTCACGAGTACACCGACCTCACAGGTCGTCGTCTCGTCAGCAACCAATGGATTGCAAACACTGCATACCAAACTGGTTCTGAAGTGACTTACTACTACTCTGACCCGAACATCGTTTACGACATTCAGGCAAATGGTAGTCTGGCTCAGACCTCCATTGGAGACCAAGCAAACTTTGCAAGCATTACCGCTGGTTCTACAACCACTGGTTTGTCGCAATGCATGATTTCCACCTCGCTAGTAGGCTCAAGTGCTGTCGGTGATATGCGTATCATCGGCCTCACGCCTGCTGTTGACAACGATTGGGGCGATGCTTACACAGTAGTGCAAGTACAAGTCTCTCGTAGTCAATTTGTCGCAACCATTAACGCCATCTAAGGAGTCCAATCATGGCCGCACCAATGCGCAGTACGGACTTTAGAAGCATCGTTGAGCCTATCCTCAACGAATGCTTTGATGGAGTCTATGACCAACGTACCGATGAATGGTCACGGGTTTTCCGTGAGCAAGAAGGTATTCCCCGTAACTACCACGAAGAACCAGTCCTTTATGGATTTGGAGCCGCGCCTCAACTGCCTGACGGAACTCCTGTTTCGTATCAGCAGGGTGGTGTTCTCTTCTTGCAACGCTATGTATACAACGTCTTTGGTTTAGCCTTTGCGTTGACAAAAGTGTTGGTTGAAGATGGTGACCATATTCGTATCGGTCAGGTTTATGCACGTCACTTGGCACAGTCTTTGATTGAAACCAAAGAAACTTTGTCAGCAAACGTGTTGAATCGTGCGTTCAACTCAGCCTTTCCCGGTGGTGACGGCGTGGCACTTAACAGTGCTTCCCATCCTATCGTGAACGGTACTTTCAGCAACTTGTTGACCACCGCCGCAAACTTGAGCCAAACATCTCTCGAACAGATGTTGATTCAGATTCGCCAAGCTGTGGACAACAACGGTAAGAAGATTCGTCTGGTTCCCCGCCAATTGGTGGTCGCGCCGGGCAACATCTTCCAAGCTGAAGTTCTGTTGAAGTCTGTTTTGCGTGCAGGCACAGGTAACAACGACGTCAACCCAATCAAG